GTGGCTGGCGACGAGGTGCCGGAGGGTGCCGTTGTTGGCGAGCATGTGGTTGAGCCCAAGGGTGAAACCGAGGCGGTCGAGGTAGTCGAGACCGTGGCTGGCGACGAGGTGCCGGAGGGTGCCGTTGTTGGCGAGCATGTGGTTGAGCCCAAGGGTGAAACCGAGGCGGTCGAGGTAGTCGAGACCGTTGCTGGCGACGAGGTGCCGGAGGGTGCCGTTGAGAAGCCGAAGCGTGGGCGACCCCGCAAGACCGAATCGGAGTAGCTATGTGGGCGACCGTCGATGATGTGAAGCTCCGATGGCTACTGCCCGAACCGATCACCGCGACTGATGAGCAGATTGATGCTTTGGTAGAGGAAGCTGAGGACACGATCCTTGGACGTTTCCCTGACATGGCGTCTCGGGTGCCGTCGCCTATTCCGCTGGCGCGAGTCCGTAAGATCACGGTCGCGCTGGTAATCGAGAAACTGAAGAACCCTTCAGGTACTCGCCAAGCCAACACCACCACGGGGCCATTCACCGACTCGGTCACCTATGGTGGCGCGAACCCGGGTGCGATGATCTTGACGAACGATCAGATCAAGGAACTTTCTGGTTCGCGCACGGGTGCGGCATTCACAGTGAACACGATCCCTGTGGGGTATCCATGGCGTTGGCGGTGACTCGTATTCGGCTCGTGGATTCGGGCCAGATCGATCGTGGCGGGAAACCGATCATGGTTGAGGCTCGGACCGACCACATCGCGAAAGCGTTCGCGCCGCTCGTGCAGGTTGAGGATGAAGATGTGGAGCGCACGGTTGCCAACTTTGGCGGCACCTTGTACTTCCGTCCGCCTCATTTCTGTTATGCCGAAGCGTCCGACCGGTTCATCGTTCGCGGCGTCGAATACGAAGCAGACGGGCGAGAGGCCGATTGGCATCATCAGGATTCACGGCATCGGGGAACGGTGATCGTTCTTCGCCGGCACGAGGTGGCCCATGGCTAAGACGAAGACAAAGGTGAAGCTCAAGCGCAGCGAATGGGGACGTCAAGTTACAGGATCTGCCGGCATGGAAGAGCACGTTGCAGGGCTAGCGCGTCAGGTTGCGGCCCGGCTGCCTGGAAGCACGGTAAAAACCGAGGTCACAAAGGTTGTCGGCGGCGGCTATCGCGCCCGCGGCACGGTGACCACCAAGATCCCTTTCCAGACTGAAGTGGACACCGGCGAGGCGCTGGCTGCACTACAGGCCGTTGTGCCGTCCGGGCACAAATCCAACGGCAACACTGGTGCTACTCGTCGTCGCCGCGCCGCGACCAAACAGTCGAGGAAGCGCGGGAGCGCGATTATCAAGGCTCGTCGCAAAGCGAAGGGGGCGTCATGACGGTTGTTTTTGACAGCTTGGTTGCCTCCGTGGTGCCGAAGCTTGATACCCTCCTGAAGGCTCGGCCTGAGCCGTACGCGTCCGGAGTGACGGTAGCCAACAAGGTCCTTCCCGTGAAGGGCCGCCGCCCAGGATTCAAAGACCGTATGGTCTCGGTGTTCCAGGGTTCGGGTGCTGGGGACTACGACACGTTGGATGACACCACGCTTCGTGTGCGGGTGATCTGCAAAGACGAGTTCGACGCTGAGGATCTTGCGCTTCTTGTGAAAGCGCTTTTCGAAGACGCGTGGGGGCGGGGCCTGGTCGATGGGGATCCGATCGTGCGCTGCAAGGTGTCTGCTGGCCCTGTCGAGGTTGTGGCGGCCGCCGAAGGCTTCGAGTGGTACATGGTTGCGAACGTGACCCGGCGCGGAACCGATTTCCGCTGATCAAACAAGACTGACGCGCTCCCGCTGGGGGCGCTTTTTCTATGCCCGGATTCGGGCGGATGGAGCAATGATGACTACTGCAGAAGACGCCCGCGCGGGGCTGACTGCCGCAAACGTGCGGGTCGCAGTTACTGGTGCATGGTTTGTGGGTGAGACGAATGCGCCGGCACCGACTGGTCCGGGTGACTCGCTCGCCCAGTACCGCAACCTCGGGTATCTGAGTGAGGACGGGACCTCTCGCACGATCGACCGTTCGACCACCTCGCTTCGAGCTTGGCAGGATGCCGCCGAGGTCCGTGTGGTCGTGACCGAATCGGGGATCTCGTACACGTTCACTCTGATCGAGACGAACCGCGAGACCGTGGCTCTCTACAACGGCCTCAAGGAGTCCGACATTGGTGCTGATGGTACTTATGTCGTGAACCCGGGCCGTACTGGTGGACGCCGATCGTTCGTGTTTGTGGTCTTCGACGGCGCGTACGAGCGCCTGGTGTGGATCCCCGAGGGTGAGGTCACCGAAGTGGGCGACCAGACCAACGCCTCTGGTGAGGCCATCGGGTACGAGATCACCATCAAGGGCTACCCGTCGGCGAAGATCGACGGTGGCACCGAGAAGGTGTTTGACCCGGCCCTGGCATCCACTGGCGATGCTGCGGGCAAGGCTGCTGGCAAGGACAAGTAACAGACCAGGTGGGCGCGTTGCGTGGGGCGCGTCCACCTTTCCTTTTCCCACGCATTCACTTTTTCCCTACGCAAGGAATCGCGATGCTTGAAATCACTCCGAAGGTTCGACCTAACTTCAAATTCTCGTATGACGGCGAGGTGTATGAGCTGCCGGGCATTGCCCCGCAGGCGATCATCACCGCCACAGATGGTGTACCCAAGCCGAAGGTCTATGCGGGTGCCCAGAAGGATGCCTACGACAAGATGACCTCGCAGGCGCTCATCAATGTTTTCCTCACTGAGGTCCTGCCGGAGTCGCTGACTTCGCGGCCGTCGTGGGATGCATACGAGCACACTGGTGAAATCTTCTCCGCGTGGTCGGAGTACGTCGAACTGGGGAAATCCAAGAGCTCCGACGCCTAGCGGCGGAGCACGAAGATGAATTCGTTTACGAGCTCCGCAAGGGCGGCTGGTCGGTAGCTGATCTGCGTGATAGCGACTGTCTGGGGGAAGTCCTGTCGTGGTTGAGGGTTTCGGCACGCGACCCAGCGTCATGGCTGCATGCAGCCATCGTGGGATGGAAATATCCGTTGTCGCGCGAAGGTCAGATTCTTCTCGAGCTGTACGACCTGACGCTGGCTGTGAACTCGGGCAAGAAGAAGCCGAAGCCGTCGCCGCGACCCTGGCAGACAGGGCAGCGGATCAATGCCACGGCACTACCGATCGAAGAAGCTCGTGAACGCCTTGCAGGGCGCGGAATGAAGCAAGAGGGGCTGGCCTGATGGTCGGCCCCTTTTGCGTACACAGGGGGTGTGTATGGCTGAAGCTGCTGTAGCTGAGGTGTCGCTGATTATTGTCAGCAAGGGCGCAGGGAAGCAGATCGCCGACGAGATTGACAAGGACGATCCGGGGACTAAAGCTGGCAAGTCTGTCGGAGACAAGGTTCTTGGGGGGATCGGGAAGGCCCTCAAGGGCGGCGCGCTGGCTGTCGGGGCTGTAGCCGTAGGCGGTATCGGTACCGCCCTGGTGAAGGGCTTCAGCCGTCTCGACGGAATTGACCAGGCGAAAGCCAAACTGACAGGCCTGGGCCACTCGGGCGAGTCGGTGCAACTGATCATGGACAATGCGCTTGCGTCCGTGAAGGGAACGGCGTTCGGACTCGCTGAAGCTGGCACGTCCGCAGCAAACGCCGTCGCTGCTGGCGTCAAGCCTGGTGCTGAACTTGAGCGCACACTGAAGCTGGTCGCAGATGCTTCGACCATCGCCGGAACCGGCATGGGCGAGATGGGCGCGATCTTCAACAAGGCCGCCGCATCGAACAAGGTCCAGATGGACGTCATCAACCAACTTCATGATGCTGGTGTGCCGGCGCTCGCTTTCCTGGCTGACCAGATGGGCGTCACCGCTGAAGAAGCCTCCAAGATGGCATCTGCTGGCAAGATTGACTTCGCCACTTTCCAGGACGCTATGGAGAAGGGCCTGGGTGGCGCAGCGGCATCGTCCGGTGACACATTCAAGGGCGCACTCGACAACATGGGTGCAGCTATGGGCCGTCTGGGCGCTGACTTGCTATCGGGGATTTTCCCTGAACTCAAGAACGGGTTCGGCGATCTGACAACACTGTTTGATGACCTGGGTCCCGTTGCAAAGGACGTGGGCAAGGCCATCGGTGAAACCGCTAAGGCCGTGGGTGAGGGCATCAAGGATCTGGTTTCTGGTCTGACGATGAACAAAGAAACCCGAGACCAGTTCGGTGACGACCTCGAGGGCCTGGTCAAGGTTGGTGCGGATGTGCGCCAAGCGTTTGAGACCACAGGCGATGTCATCAAAAACGTGTTCGAGTGGGTGCAATCGAACAGTTCGTGGCTGACGCCGCTCGCAGTCGGCGCGGCCGCAGGAGCTGCCGCATTTACTGTTTGGACTTTGGCCGTGAAGGGATGGGCTGCGGCGACATCGATTGCCGATAAAGTCCAGAAGGCTTTCGATGCCACCACGAGAGCGAGTGTAATCGGGCTCATCGTAACGGCAGTTGTGGCGCTAGTCTCGGCTCTCATTTGGTTCTTCACTGAGACTGATGTGGGCAAGGAAATCTGGGCAAATTTCACCAAGTTCCTTGGTGAGGCATGGGACAACATTGTTGCTGGTTTCCAAGCCGTAGTCGATTTCTTTGTGGACGCCTGGAACAACATCGCGAACTTCTTCAGCGACGCAATCGACAACATTGTTTCGTTTGTGCAGGATCACTGGGGCCTTCTGCTGTCTTTCCTGATCGGCCCGATGGGCCTTGCGATCCAATGGATCGTGGAGCACTGGGAGGAAATCAGCGACTTTTTCGTGAGTTTCTATAACGACACGATCAAACCGATTTTCGACGGGATCGGCGAAGTATTTACTTGGCTTTACGAAAACATCGTGGTCCCCTTCGCCAAGGGGCTTGAGATTCATTTTGCGATCATGGCGGCTGCGGCGCAGTGGCTCTATGACAACGCGATCAAGCCTGCTTTCGATGGCATCGGTTGGATCTTCAACTGGCTCTACGAGAACGTGGTCAAGCGGACGTTCGACGGAATTGGCATCATCTTCACCTGGATCAAGGACAACGTTTTTACTCCTTTTGCCGATTTTGTCAAAACGACCATTGAAGGCGTTGGCGCGATTTTCACATGGCTGTACGAGAACGCTATCCAGCCAGCATTTGATCTTATTGGCGCGATTTTTGAATGGATTTACGAGAACGTCATCCTTCGCATTTTCAACGGTTGGGTGGAAATGATCAACGGCGTTGGCGCGATTTTCACATGGCTGTACGAGAACGCTATCCAGCCAGCATTTGATCTTATTGGCGCGATTTTTGAATGGATTTACGAGAACGTCATCCTTCGCGTTTTCAACGGTTGGGTGGAAATGATCAACGGCGTTGGCGCGATTTTCACATGGCTGTACGAGAACGCAGTTCAGCCGGCTCTTGACGGAATTGGCAAGGGAATGCAGTGGGTACAGGACACCATTATCGCGCCAGTGTCGAAGGGCATCACTGACCTTATGAACGGCATCGGGGAAACCGTTGACGATGTCTTTGGTGCCATTCCAGGCTTCATGGAGTCCGCTTTCAAAACCGCTAAGGATCTCATCAAAGCGCCAATCAACGGGATTATCGATCTGATCAACGGCGCGATCGGTGGCATCAACTCGATGGCAATCGATGTGCCTGATTGGTTCCCGGGCGACCTTGGTGGAAAGACCATCGGTTTCAATATCCCGAAGATTCCGCGGCTTGCTGAGGGTGGCATCATCTCGAAGCAGCCTGGCGGCATCTTGGCCAACATCGGCGAAGGCAAATACGACGAGGCCGTAGTTCCCCTCAATCGAAAATTTTACGACGCGCTCAGCGGGTCGGCTTCGAGTGAGCGCAGAGAGGGCGACCAGATTACAGTCATGGCTTCGCCGGGGATGAACGGGACCGAGTTCGCGCACGCGTACGCGGCACAGCGAGAGTGGGAGGGCCGAAATGAATAGCATCATGATTGGCCTTCCTGGCCAGCCGCCGCAGATCGTTTTGCGGATGGTAGGCAGGGCTGCGGGAGATGATCGTGGGTTCATGATCAACCCGTCAGGTTTCAAGGGGTGGACGGATGGTGGATCGCTGAGATCCACCAGGTCCGACCGCCCCTTGGGCCACGGCCAGTTTGATGCACCCGGGTACTTGAATGCCCGGGTGCTTACTTTTTCAGGGCACGCCTTGGCTGACTCTGCGGCGGATCTCGATCAGTTGCGATATCAGCTCACGTCGGTTCTGAATGGTGGCCAGCTCGGGCGCGTGACCGTCGCCTATGAAGGCAAGACACTGTGGGCGAATTGCCGTCTCGAGAGCGCCAAATGTGAACCAATGGCGTCGGATCCCTCGGTCGGGGATTTCCTGATCCAGCTCGTGTGCCCCGATCCGCGCAAGTACGGCGACACTCGAGAGTTTTCCGCTGGACAGCTTGCTTTTCATAGGGGCAACGCTGAGGCATACCCCGTTTTCACCATCAAGGGACCAACGATTGGCGGTTACACCCTTTCAGGCCCGGATGGGAAGCAATGGGTGGTGCCAGTTCCGATGCCATCCACAGAGACCCACACCATCGATATGGCCACTGGTGTTCTTCGGGTCAACGGGCAGGTGCGCTACGGGCTGGCTGTTCGGTCAGATATGTGGTCGATCCCTGGTGGGACAAAAGTCGCTCATTCAGTGAACGGCGGCACGCTCACGGTTCGACTCACCGATACGGAGATCTGATATGTGGGTGTACAAAATCGTTTCTGCGCTTACCCACCTTCCAGTGGCCACGGTGCAGCCGAAGGCGGGGTCGTTCACTCGGACCATCAACGCGGTGAGCACCGGTTCTGCGACTTTCGATGTGGACGACGTTCACGATTGGACTCGCCTAACGGCCCCCTGGGAAATGATCGTTGTCGCCGAATACAACGGTGTGGTGATGTATGCCGGGTACATCATCGATGACGTGTATGACGCGGCATCGCGCACCATCGTGGTGAAGACAGAATGTGTGCGCACAATCCTTTCGCGTCGGCTTCCATTTGCGGTCACCGGATCCACAGATGTTCCTGAGTATCCTGCCGGCACGCTATCAGTGGTGAACAAGTCGTGGGTTGGGGCTACTCGGGCCATCCTTCTTCGACAGGTGATCGGCGGTCAGGCCGGCCGATGGAATCTTCCGATCATCTTGCCTGGGGACTCGGACGGGGGCTTTTCTCGAACGTTCTGGAACTACGAATTTTGGACTATCGAGCAGATGCTTGCTGAGATTCAAAACGCGGATGGTGGCCCGGACATCGATTTCGCGCCGAGGTGGTCTCCTAGCGGACGGCTTGAATGGGCGTTGGTCGTTGGCACCCCGCGGATTTCTGCGGGGCTAGTGGAATGGCATAAGGATGCTCCTGCTGGGGGGATCGCGAAGTTCACTAGGCAGCGCAACGGGCAGAAAACCCTTTCGGGCGTGCACACGATCGGTAAGGGATCTGAGCAGGACATGCGGTACGGCAAGTACGGCACGGAAGGTCCGCCTGGAACGATTTTCCTTGACGGTTCCATGCCGTACAAGGAAATGGACGATTACGCGCAGCTGAATGCGCAAGCGAAGGCTGACGCGATCACGTTCGGTCGAATCACTGAGCAGTGGTCATTCGCCATCAACGGGGGGCAAAAAGACTTGCCTTCAATCACTGACATCAAAGTCGGCATGACCGCGGGCATGCGTGTCTCAGAGGACCCGGTAATCCCGCCCGGTATGTACAGCCAGTACGTGATCAGCTTCGGATGCGACCTCACTGACTCTGTCTCATTGGAGGTGCAGGCAATTGGGCCGAATTGACAATCTCAAGCAGGGCGGATCGACTCAGGCTAATCAGGTGCGACGTCTGAACGCCGCTGCGCCTGTTGGGTACACGTCCGTCACACGAGGCGGTTTGCGGATCGCCTCGCCCGAAGGGCTGACCATTCAAGGGTCGTCCACGACTACGGGTAGCCAGTCCATTTCAGGCCGACTCGGAGGGTCGGGCACTTTTGACTGGACTGGCCCCATGTGGATGCGCGGAGCGGTCACGGGCGTGGGCACTTTCACCTTCAACGGTCCGTGCCAGTTCAATGGAAATACATCCGGTCAGGGCGCACTCACCTGGTACGGGTCCGCGAGTTTCGACGGAGACACTAAGGTGACAAGGTCGCTTGAGGTGTCGGGTGACGCTCGCATTACCAAAACTCTTGATGTGACGGGAACTACTCGCCTTCGGGCCCGAACAACGCTCGAAAATGACTTGGTTGTGCAGAGCCCAGGCAAGGTCGTGGTGGGCTCTATGAGCTTCGAGCGGCTGGGCGATGGAGGATCAATCAACTTCCAGCCGCGGGGAAGCATCTCGGCATCACTGGGGAGCGTTCTTATAATCCCGCCTGACACCAGCGCCGGTCTCACCGTCGGCGGCGGCAAGGTTGCTGTTCAAGGTGCGCTCACCGTGAGTGGTGCAAAGCAGTTCGTCATGGATCATCCGACTGATCGCACATCCGAGCTTTACCATGCGGCCACCGAGTCGCCCGTATCTGGTGTCGAGTATTGGGGCGAGCTAGCTCTTGATGAAACCGGAGCCGCCGAGGTGCAGCTACCGACGTATTTCAAGGACCTCACGAAACCGTATGGTCGGGCGGTGCTGGTAACGGCCCGCGGATTTATCGCCGACTGGGGCGATATCGAGGGAAACACTTTCACGGTCACTGGGAAACCTGGTGGCCGTTTTTCATGGCTGGTAAAAGCTGAACGGCTGGGTGCTGATTTCGCACCCGTGCAGAAGAAGGGAGAACCAGTTGACCAAGTTTGAGCCGAAGAATCTTGATGGTCTGGCGGCCGCGTCGCGGTTGCGGAATGCCGGCAAGGTGACGCCCGGCTGGTGTTTGCAGGTCACCTGGCAGGCTTTCGGATCCCCGAAATCCGACGGTGAGCAGGGCGGATACCAGTGGGCCACAGATGCGCGAAAGGGTGCACAGGCCAAGGGTGCTCTTGTTCCCGGTCGGCTTGAAGATGCGCCGGCGGGCGCGGTTCTTTATTGGTCCGGGGTTATGGGCACGTGGTTGCGCGATGGGAAGCGGATCTGGGGAGATGCCGGGCATGTAGCAATCATGACCGCTGACCGGAGAATCGCAACGATCGATCTGCCAGTTCGTGGCTTCACTGGTGCAGTTACGCCGGCGGAGTTCCGCAGAGCATGGGGCCACCTCAAGTTTGAGGGTTGGGCCATCGGTCCGGGGGCGTTCCTCGGGCACACAGTTTTGGGGGTTCAGGAAGCGGCAAAGCCGGGCCTGGCCGCGCCGGGGAGCCCCGCACCTATTTTGGAGGTTGAGGATATGCCGAAGATTGTTCAGGTTACAGTGCCCGCGCCGGGCACGGTCGCACTCATCACCGAGCACAGTGCGCGAATCTACACGTCCCCTTCGGGGGAGCAGGGCGATTCCATTGCCGCCAATCGGCAGGCTTTCGGTGCTGTGCTTGGATTCACCGAGGGGCAGGTTGCTTTGCTCGCGCGGGAGGCTGAAGCGCGAGGCGAAGCGCTGGTAAAGAAGATCGCTCAGGCGTCTCGTAGCTGATGCCGGAATGGGTGCCTGAATGGATGGGTGCTCTCACTATTGGTGAGGGTGTTTTATGGGTCGTCGCGGTAGCGGCGACCCTTGCTGGTTTGCGGAAGGTTTGGCCGTCGTTGAAGGCGCTTGGTGTGTTTCTGAATGCTTTGTCCGAGCTGCCAAGGTTCATGGCCGAGACGCGAGCTCATACTGCGTCGGCTGAAGCGCACGCGGCGGCGACCACTGCGTCCCTGGCCGCCGTGAAGCATGAGGTGCTGCCCAATCACGGTGGCAGCATGCGCGACGCGGTAGACCGCAACGAGAGCGCGACAGGGATGCTCTCTGAGCGTCTTGCCTCTGTCGAAGATTCGATTAAATCGATCACGGACAAGCTCGGCAGTGACCACACCCGCATCGCAGTTTTGGAAGAACGGACCCAGCCGCGTGATGAACGCGGCCGGTTCACGAAGGGGGAGTAATGGACTACCTGACTAAGGACTTTTGGATTTACGCCGGCGAGCGCGCGATCAAGACGTTCGCGCAGACTGCTGTAGCGGTTATCGGTACTACTGCGATCGGCCTGATCGAGGTTGACTGGGCTGGCGTTGCGTCGGCATCGGCTCTGGCCGGCGTCGTGTCGATCCTGACCAGCGTGTACTCGCACGAGCGCACTCCGGGGAAGCGCGTCAAGGACGGTAGCTGATGCCTATTTATAGGGGGCGACTGACTGACCCTGCGCTATCTGCTTTCGCGAGTCTTAGCCCGGCATTGCATTTTCGTCTGGACCGGCCTTCGTATGGTCTGACTGGTGGAAGCATGCTGACAACTCGACCTGTGAAGGCTGATCTCAATGCAGATGGGTCGTTCACAGTCGACTTGGTGTCCTCGGAGGGTATCGCTGGGTCGGCGAAGTACATCGTGTCGGCTACATGGTTGGACGCTGTAGGCAACTATCAGTCGCAAGACTTGTTTTCGTTTTTTGCCAAACAGGGTGGCGGAGAAGTAACGGATGGATCAGACGGAGAGGGTTGGTCTCCGGCTCATGTTTTTTGGCAGGCGACCCGTCCCGACCCTTGGCCAACTGGGTGGATCTGGGTAGATAGCACGACCGGTGACGTAAACCGGAGAAACGGGTAAATAATGGCAAATCGAATTGAGTTCCTCGGAAACATTCGAGGCCCAGCAGGATACAACGCGTTGGGCGCGGACCAAAGCGACAAAACTGTTGCTGGATATGTGAACCAGGAGTCCGGAGCGACTCAGACAAGGGCTGCGCTCCGCCAGCACTTTGTGCCGCAGAGCGCTTACAGATTCAACAACGGAACCACGCCGCTGGTAGACCTCATCGACAATACCGGCTCAGCATCGACCATCCATCTGACATCTGGCCCCGGATTCAAGGGCGCATACCTCATGGGGATCGGCAACGATTATGAGGACAAACCAGGCCTACTGATCGCCAATAAAGCGAAGGGTGTGGGGTTCTACCTCGATAACTACCCTTCGGCTACTAACTCGGCATTCTTCGGCGCGCAGAATGGCGGCGGGTCGGCATTCATGGATCTCTTCCAGAATGCAGACAACGCAGAGCCAGTGCTTCGGGTAAGAGCAAACCCGGCGATTAAAACCAAGTGGGCGCAGTCGGTTTTCGCAGCAGAAGACAAGCTGGGCTCTGCCTTTAGGGTCCTCACTGAGGGTGGAATCTGGGCGCAGCGCCTCGTCACGGTAGCTCCCGAAAACGGGTCTGATGTGGCCGCACAAGTCCTGGTAACCGGTGCGCCTGGCGTTGGATCAAGCCAGAGAAGCGGCACCTATCACACGATCAACGGGGAAACCTACCTATCCGCCACGGGCCAAGAAAGCAAGTGGTTCGCCACTCGCGTGTGGTCCACCAGTGACAAGCTGTCATTCCAGGGAGGTGGCATCCGCGGTGATTTTGGGAGCAACGAGGGCGGTGCATGGACAACGGCCTTGCAGATCAACGTTCATGGGCAGCTCGGCTTCTTCGGCGCTGCCCCCGTTTCCCGTGTCCCGGTAACGCCGGGATGGGCTAACGACCTTTCCACTACCATCGCTCAGGTCAACGCGATCAAGGGCGCACTAATCAATCTGGGGCTGATCTCGTCATGACCACTCGCATCCTTCACTTCATCATTCAACCTGTTCTCGTGGAAGACGAGAACGGAGAGCTGACGCCGGGGCCCGTTGTTGATCCCGTGACGGTGCCTCTTTCCGGGCTAACCTCGTACTCGGAGCGTTTCGTGGATGAGCTTGCAAAGCTGAATGCGAACAATGCTGGTGAACGATCTTAGCTACCCTTGGGTCGTGGCGCGAATCATCCCAGGAGCTTTTTTCTTGATCACTTCGGTTGTCTTCTCGGCAATTAGCTGATGGCCGAGATCATTAGGGTGGAAGTCGTCCCGCGGGCCTACAAAAGTCGAATCACCAACCGGCCCGCGGGTTCCATCCTTCGACATGATTTTCGAGAGATCGATGTATGTCCCGTTCGAGCGGCCACAGCTTTTCTCGATTACTTTGTCGTAAGAGTCGCCCCAGGTGGTCCAGGTTCCCATGCAAATCAGCAAAGCGTCATCTGATGTTTCGCGGATGCGTCCGAGCAGTGAATTGTATTGTTGCTCGAAGCTGACCAAATCAGTTTTTTCGCCGACATCATTCGTGCCAAGCTCCACGACTGCCAGGTCAAGCCGTTCCGGCACGTCCAATATGCGACTTACCGTAGTAAGTGTTTGATGGGCAAGGGCCGTCTCGGTCGGCTCCACCTCAATGAGGGAGCTGAGAACGACGCTCTTGAACCCTGATTCTTGATCAGTGGCGAAAAACCCGTCGGTCAGGCTGTCCCCGACGAATAGAACTCGGGGCGGCTCTGAATAGGTTCGCATGGGGGTGCTTGCGCACCCCGCCAGCATGAGAGTGACTGGCAGTAAAAACGCTGCAATGGCGCGCATCTAGTAACTCCTATGGTCTGGGGACGCGCTAGAGATCGTACCAGTTTGGGTGGCCCTCCGGGGCCGCCCCGCTTTTTCGTGTTTAGTCCGTGCTGATGCGTCCGGCGATGTCTGCTCTGAGCGAGGTGAGTTCGTTCAACAGGTCATCCATGACTGCTGGGTCGGTCTTTGCCTGAAAGGCCCGGTCGTCCGTGGCGAGAGCCGTCGCACGGTCGTGGAAAGCGCCATGCTCGGAATAGGAAAAAGCTCCATATGGTGCGTGCCGGATGCCGTCCACGATGCGCAGCAT